ATTTACGTTTTCTCCTGTTTACTTTCTTTTTAACAATTACAGGCTTTTCTTCTACGATAGGTTTTTCTACAACTACTTTTCTTTTAGCTAAGTAGCCCTTACCTTCGTGATCGATAGCAGTATAATACTCTGGAGTATCATCTACATCTTTCCTATTTTCTGTCATTGTTTGTGTTGTTAGTGCCATTTATTTTTTGCCTCCTTGTTTTTCTTATCGAAATAATAAAACTGAATGGTTTTTATAACCATTACACCAGTTCATTCCCATCTTTATCTCTATAATCATTTATTCTACCAATAGGAATCAAAGCTGTATTGCATACAATTCCTTTCTTATCCATTTCTGTTTTAAAACTTCCTACCTTTACACTGTCTAAATCCTTATCTATTGATTTAATGCCCTTGAAGAATTTTAAGAAATATTTAATATACTTTTGAAACTTTGAATGAAGTTCAGTAGTTGTATCTTTTTGAGCATTTTCATTGTCTGCATCGTTGTATCTGGCCATAGATTTTATATCTGATAAAACTTCATCGTATCCACATTCATTGAAACCAAAATGAAGTAGTTTAATCTCTCTTACACGGACTTTACACTTTCCATTAGCATAAACTCTACCGTTGAAGTTTTCTTCAAACTTCTGTAGTCCTTCTTTGAATCCTTCTGCTGTTACTATAATGTGCATTTTGTTTGTGTTGTGTGTTTAAAATAAATAATAAAAAAAAAATAATGTGTTATGTGATAACTTATGCGAATACGCCAGGTACTGCTGTTCCAACAATTTCGATTACTCGAAAGTCGTCAGTAGTTCCACCAACAAGTGTCATAGTCAATACACCAGCTGTTACGCTTGATGTGTTAGCTGCTACTGCTACTACACTACCGTCGGTAGTATGTGCCCAGCCACTAATTGCTAAAAGACCTGTTGCTGCGATTCCGTAATCTGTTAAAGTAATGTCGACTGTGTCGCCTGCATCTGCTGTATTGGCTAGTGTGATCATAACTCTCTTTAGGCTTAATGCTGGTATTTCATCCCAGCTGTTAAGTTTAGTTACTGCTCCCATTATGCGAATACCCCTGCTACGGCTTTACCTACAATTTCAATTACTCTGAAATCATTATCAGTTCCTGCTACTATTGTTACTGTCAAAACTCCAGCACTTACTGCTGTTGTGTTTGCTTCAACTGTAATTATGCTACCATCTGCTGTATGCACCCAGCTATTAACTGCTAATAGTCCAGTTGCTGCAATTCCGTAATCTGCTAAAGTAATAGCAAAAGTGTCACCAGCGTCTACTGTGTTAGCCAGACTGAACATTACTCTCTTTAATCCTAGAGATGGTATTTCATCAAAACTTTCTAATTTAGTTACTGCTCCCATTTTTTACTCCTTTATTTGAAGATTATGAAACCAGATGTGTCGCCTGTTGTAGTTGCAGTTGTTAAAGTAATAACATTAGTTGATAGTGTACATGCTTCGTCTATACCAGTTGAATCATCTTTCATTACTGCCATTAGAACTTCTTTCGCATTTTTTACCGTCATTGTATCATTTTGAGCACCTTTGTCAGCACTATCAATAAATCCTATTTTGATACCAGAGTTGGATGCACCACCAAGTTCAGCTAATCTTCCTGCTGTTACGTTTACGTTTGTCATTTGGGTTCTTCTCCTTATTTAGTTGTGTTATACTCCGTCTAGAGTTTCGTGGCGTATGCCGTGAATATGAAAGTCCGTATCGTGGACAAGGCACCAATAGCTTTGTTCTAACGTCTATTGGAACGTTGTGTCTTTGATAGATAGGCGACAAACCAAAAAATAAAAAAAATAAATTGTTCAGCTTACTTATGCTGAAATCTCTGTAATACTTGAGCAAAAGCTTGTAGCTTTGATTAAGAAACATTCGTAAATCTTCAACATGAATTTTTCTGAATCGTTAGTTTTACCTAATTCTTCATAACTCATATCTTGAAGTACTCTCATTTCCACAACACTCATATCTAAGAAGTAAATTGCTTTACTACCTGAGACATTTGATAAGTACATTGAAGGTATAACTGGAATCTTTCCTACCATTGTATTTAATACAATTGTTGAGAATCCCCAGAATACTTGTTCTTCTGATTTCATATAACCAATCTTAGCTGTTAAAAGTCCTAGTAAGTCTTGAAAGACTCCACTTGAACAAACTGCTAAATTAGGTCTACCTCCATCATCGAATGCGTATCTAATTGCTGTGTCAATATCTTCTAAACTCATAGCTGACGTGTTCTTGTCTACAGTGTTTACTGCACCCATTAATTTAACGATACCACTATATTGTGATGCATCACTTGATGCGTCACCGTTAACAATTAAAGATTCTTCTTTTTCTCGAATTTCTCGAGACTTTACAAGAACTTCCATTTGTTTTGCGTTAGTAGCATTTTGGTCGTTAAATGCACCAGTTGCTCCACCTGCAGGACTTAATCCTCCAAGAGACCAAGATGGCATAGCTGCGATAGCTTGACCTGTTACTCTTCCTACTGAATAAATGGACTTAATAGCTGTACTAGCCCTATCATAAGTTGTATTTGTTTCAGTTAAAGCTGCGTCTTCCAATGCTGTAAATGCACCGCCTTTTGCTGTTAGTATATTATAATCTGCGTACATTCCTTGATTAGTTACACGAGGTACTAATTCAACCAAAGGTGTATATTTTCTAGTAATATCTACTACTCGAGGGTCTACAAATACTGGGATCATAGCGTAACCTGCAGTTCCGGGTCCACCAGCTGTTGTGCTTAGTGCTTTCATTGCTACATTGCTATGTTCTTTTCTTAATAGTTCCAAGTTAGTGCTACCACTATATTCTACTCCTTTCATTGAAACACCCATCGGATTACTATAAATAGTATGATTTGGTGTATTCAAGAATGTTACTTGATAATTTCCTGACATTTTGTTTGTTTTTTATCCTCCTTTATTGTTGTTTTAAATTAAACTAAGCATATCAACTGATTTCTCAACTGACTTTACTTCTGGTTTAACTGAAACTGGACTTTTGAAAACTTCTCTTTTCTCAAGAGCTTTCATCTCTAATGATTGTTTCTCAATAACTTTGTTTTGAGCCTCTACCATTGATTTAAGTTCAGATACTAATTCAGTTAACTTCGGGTCTTCAGCTACAACTTCCTTAACAGCTTCAACTGTTTCTGGCTGTTCAACTGTTTCTTCTTCCTTAACTTCCTCAACAACTTCTTCAATTTTTTGTTCTTCTACCATGCTTTTTTCCTCCATTAATTTAGTTAAAAGTGATTTAGATACAACAACTTGTTCTTCTGTTTCTGCAATAGCTTTAAGCATTACTGACTTCATTCCAAACTCTGTCATCTTTGCACCCTCGTTAACAGGGGCACCAGTGAAAGCTACGTTCAATAGTTTCAACTCTTCAATAAGTCTAACAGTAGTACCACCTATTGATTTCTCAACAGTCTTAATTGGTTGAAATGCGATAGAGAATGCGTTAACGAAGCCGTCTTTAATGCTTCCCCATAATGCTTTATATTTAGGTGAATTTTTATTCAGTTTACATTTAACCCATAGGCCACGGTCATCAACTTTTGCGTCTATAATTTTAGCCACAGGTAAGATAGAATTGTCATCACGCCATGCTTCATGCTCATAATCAATCGTTATAGTAGAATCTTTGATCTGTTGTAACATTGAATTCATTGCTTTCATTGTTACCAAATCATTGTATAAATCAACTTCAGGTACAGATATGTAACCTGTAACATATGCTTGTTTTTCACCCTTTAATTCAGCTGTAGAAAAAGTTAGAGTGTCAGTAGTGAACTTGTAACCCTCTTGGTTGTTTAGAACAGTTTGTAACTCTTGAATTGCTTCCATGTTTTAAAAAAATTCTATCGTCTTTTTAAAACCATTATTAGTTATTCTAGTTCCTCCACAAAGTCTTCATCAATTGTGTCAGTCTCAACTGTTTCTTCCTCTTCACCGAAACTTATAACTTTTACTAAGTTCTTTTTGTCTGTTAGGTATCTCTCAATGAATATAATGTTTTCTTCGTCGTTAAAATGTTTATCCTTAACGGCCTTAATTATCAACCCATCAATATTTGTAATGAATTCAAAGTTTGTATCATTCTCTTTAACATATATCATATTGTCTAAATAGTATCTACTGTGGAAAACTTCCCAATCAATTGTTATTATCATTGTATGATACCTCCGTTAATAGAATCTACCTTTGTTATCTTGTTTAAGATGTAATTTTTGATGTTCAGAATTTGATAAGCATTGTAAGTTTTCAAGTCTATTATCTTGTTTATTCTCATTAATATGATGAATTTGGAAACCTTCTGGAATATCTCCATTTGCCTGTTCCCATACAAATCTATGCTCAAGAATATATCCACCGTATTTTCTAATTCTAACATATCCATTATCTGTGATATTTCTTCCACCTTTCCAGCATGGATTTCTTTCTCCGACAAGATATGAATTGTCTCTTTTATAGTGCCCTTTTGTTCTAATTGTTTCATGTGCTTTTTCTGTTGCATCTTTACCGTTTCTAGTACCATCTTCATATTGTTTATGCATAGCTTCACTGATTTTCTTACGAGTTTCACTGCTTGATTTCTTTCCTTTATTCCACGCTTGCTGTCCTTTCTTGAATGCCATGTATATTTATTATTTATCATCTTTATAAAACCTTCTGCTCCTCAATTCGAGTAAACCGAATAATCGTACGACAGTTAGGGATGGTAGGGCGGATACTGTGCCCTAATTGTTTTATTGTCAACCTTAATCACAAACTCTTCTTCTAATGGGATAGCCTGTTCCTTTGTTCCATATTTACGATGCTCAGCCATACAAATCCTCGATGTTCTCCCGTCTTCAGTAATATGTAAAAACTTCTTTAGATTGATTCCAGCCTCTTTAGCCTGTTCAGCACCGGACAATGCACCAGCATTATTAGCCCTTAGCTTCTCAGTCCTTAACACTGTCTTCATTCTGTCAGTGTACTTAGAGTCATTAAATAACACCTTAACACGCTGTTTAAGCTGTTCAGGCGACTCCTTATTCAAAAGGCCACGTTGTAGTTCTTGTCTTAACTGGTCACCTATCTGGTCAGCATGATTTTGTAAGTTCTGGAATACATAATCGTTTAATAGTTCTAACTCTTGACTATTAGTCACAAAGTTTATATTCGGTTTGAGTTGGTCTTCGACCTTGTTCAAACTGTTTATAAATTCTGAACGTATAAACTCATCAACCTTTGGTTTGAATGGTCTAATAGACATTATATCAAGAAAACGTGCTATAACTGTGTCAATTATACCTTTAAATTCTAAGTTCGTTTCCATTAAGTTCTCCAATTGCATTTGATATATCTTCACCTATCATATCAATATAATTGTCAATTTCGTTCAGTGGATTCTTCTCAGACTTTTCTTCAGGCTTTTTCTTCTCTTTAGGCTTTTCTTTATCATCCTTCTGTGGCTCGAGTGAATTGTTTAAATCGCTTTCAAACTGCATACCTTCTTGCTCTTCTTCCTTTTGCTTGGTCATCTCAGCTTCTAATTCAGTTGTGTCAATACCCAACTCTTTTGCAACCATCATAGGTGTCTTAATACCCATTCGTATCTGTTGCTCAAGTAAATTATGTTTAGATATTTCCTCGTCTACATCGTACTCATCAAATACAAACTCTACAGGCACATCACTAGGATCAGCATTATCATAGAATTCGTTTAACAACTGTGTGTTCAAGTGGTAAGATATAACATCTAGCAGTGGTTTAATCGCTTTACGTTTAAACGCTTTGATCTGTGTCTCACTTGTAGATTTATTACTGTCCTCAGTGAAACCCATCTCTTCAGCATTAACTCCGAAACACATCCACAATATCTTAGTGAACCATGATTGCTGTGATAAAACTTCCATGTCCTTCGATGTAATACTAAACGGTGTGAACTTTACCTCTGTTGATGCTATTGGCTGCTTCCAGAACTTTTTCCTCTTATTACCCAGTGAATCAGTGAACTTATATTGGTTCTCCATGTTCTCTCGAAACTGTTTAATATGTTCAGGTGTAGCACCCAATAGACTAATAGCTCCATCCGGCATATTGTTGTTAGTGTAGAAATCTAGGTTAAAGTCTGCACCGTAAATAAGGTTTAGAATCACTTCATATAATCTGCTTATAGGACTTGTGCCGTATATACTGTCTGAACGTGGCATCTGCATCATATAGATAATTTCCCTTTTACCGAAAGGCACTGGCATAGATCCCGCAGTCCATCCGTATTGAAAATATGCGGCTTGTTCTTTATACAATAAAGAATACTGCTTCATTATTTGTTGTTGTGTTACTGTCGGTGTCCCCCCAAAATCCATACTAACGCCTGTAAATCCATCTGGAACAGGCATAACAAAGTCCGCTCTGTCACCCATGTAACCATAGATGTCTGTGTTCTTTAAGAATAGCGAGGCGTCTCTAGAGTAAATCTGTTTTAACTCTCCAATCGCATTGAATACTTTAACAATAACGGCGGAGTCAGTCTCAAGAAGGTCAGTGATTAGTTGTCTTAAAATATGTTGGAACGATTCGTCGTTGCCATTGGGATTTCTTAGAAACTTAGTAATCTCTTTTACCTTTTCCTCATGCTTTTCTCCGTCGTCTTGGTTCTCCTCTTTAACTCTAACTTCCCACGGATTAGACGTTGCCTCATCACAGAGAGTTTTAATTATAGAGAATACGTAAGCATTTTTAGCTAGCTTCTTGAACATTACAGTGTTGTCCTTACGAGGCATTCCAAATGGAGGTTTGTAGAGAAAATCAGGGATATAGGCTTTGAATATGTCAGCATCTTTTCTTACACCAGTTAACGCAGACTGTTCATTCGAGTTAGCTTTCTCTGGTGTTAAAGCTTTCGTTTCCTGTTTGTTAGTAAAATAATCAAAGATTCCCATTTTAAGATTATAAAAAATAAAATAATAATATTTATAAAACCATTACGAATTATTTCAAGTCGTTTACAATCTCAGTAAGAGAATCGTAATCGCTGTTGACTTCTTCCATTTGTTTGGTCATGTAATCAATTTGTGCTTTCATATTGTCTTTATTAGCTAGATCAATTATCCTTTGGTTCAATGGTTTCATTGTTTCCTTAAATGTTTTAGATCCTTTCTTAATCGCTAACTGACAATGTTTCTTAATGTCTTCACCAATCTCTTCTATGTCTTTAATCGGTTCATACCTATCACTTAGCTCTTTAAGCTTCTTCTCAGAAGTCTCTTTCTCTGACTTTACAAAGTTGTATAGCACATTGATTTTGTCTTTCTTGATGATTTGAACAGTTTCTTGTCTGTATATTCCAACGTCTTCTTTCTCTGAACCGTTTGGTATAAACACTGTGTCCTCATTGTTCACAATTACATGTAAACAATCATCAATTATTTTAAACGCTTTTATCATGTTTTATTTCTTCCCCCCTTTTTCCTTGTTAAATATGTCTTTCTCTTTCTTCTTCATCTTGTCCCATCTGTACATTAGTGGCACTATCTCATACTTGAACATGTGACCACACCTTGCACATGTGAAACTCATGATATTACTGGCTGTAACCATCACACGGTACTTTCCAACAGTCTTTGGTACTCTCACCGCATGACCCCCTTCATGGTTGCTACAGTATGGACATTGTAAATAGTGGCTATGGTTTGTACTGTTCATCCGAAATCAAACGTTACAGTCTCCTGTTGTATTAACTCTAAAGCATAGCCTAAGGCTATTGGAATATCAGGGTGAACACTAGCCTCAACCAGTTTACCATCACTTAAAGCGAAAGAAGTACACTCAGCCAACAACTGGTCAGCTATTAACTTATCTGCCTCTGTCTTGTATGGTATAATGAATTGACCGTTCTCAAAGGCTGTACCAAGCCTCATGATTAAATTAATCTTACCTACTGTGTGACGCTTCTCGTTCCAATCGTACCCTGGTTTTAACCGTGCTGCAGGATCAGCTGCTGCTGTCCAGAACAGTGTGATCGGTAAGTTCCATTGTTGAATGTCTTTACTTATAGCCTTAATTGAGTTTTCCTCTAGTCCTATCTGGTCATATCTATGCTTCACATACAGTTCATTCTTTATGATATTCATCTGCTCTGTAACCGACAATCCTTTGTCCGTCTGACAGTTTATCATATACAAGAAATCGCCTCTTCTACCCAAACCAGTATATGCTGACGCATCGGCTGAGACCCTATCAGAAAAGGCGAAATCACACCCTAGCGTTTTCATAGAGAACTCCATCTTATTCACGTCTTCACTGGACATATCTTCTCTGAAGCATGCCTGTATCCATTCCCGTTTAATAAGTGATGAAGTGTTATCTATTGGATTGTTTAAGTATTCCTGTTGAAACGGTATTGACCCGATAGAACGTTTGATCTTCTCTAACTTTGTCTTAGTGAATCGTTCAGGCCATAGAATCTTAGTAATATCTGGCTCACATGCAGTGAATATTTTACCTTTATACAGTTTAATCTTTTTGGCCAGTAGCGAATCATGATGTAGCAATGTTCCAATCATTTTAAACCTGCCATTAATGTCCAATGATGGAATGATTACCTTGTTCAGCTTGTTCTCATCCTTTAAACGTAGCTCAGGGTTCAATACTCTTTCATCTGACTCTATATCATCACCAATGATTAATGTGGGCCTTATGTTCTTATGCTTGAAACCTCGGATATTCTTTTCAAATGATGCGGCTTCAACTCTACAACCTTTAAGATCAAAACAGTCTTCACGGTCTTTACCGTCATCATCTCTTCCTGGAGAGGGCGTCATGTCCCCATAGACGAACCGTAACAGCTTATTCTCTTTAAACTCATTACGGATAGGGTCTAAGAATTGAACGGTCTTAGAATGGTTCTGTGAGACATATACGATATATTGCTCTAACTTGTAAACAATTGAGTAGATCAAGAATATTAAACCAACAACTGATGACTTAGCGTGACCTCTTGGAGCTGCTAAAGCCCCATCATCATCACTAAACATTTCATCATATATGTACTTATGAAATGCTGGTGACTTGTTTGTACAGGTGTTAGGAAAGAAAACTTCACCCCATATACCGATATTACGCTTATCTTCGAATACGTGCTCTAACAACAGTCTGAGCTTGTCATCACTCTCACAGTTCTTAATTATCTTTGCTACTTGTTTCTTGGTTATTAACATTTTATACGATGTTCATCGTACATTATTCATAGTTTCTTCGGAATTATATAGTATTTACGGTCTTTAGTTGTGTTTCTGTTGCATTTATCACAAAGGAATACTTTGTGACCTGTTGGCCTGAACATTTCATTACACCGCTTACACGGTCTTCTAAATAGTTTTTTTATATCAGCCATCTTTTTGAATATGAGTCCCAGAGGACGGATTCGAACCGCCAACCTAATAAGCCAATTAGGAAACCTTAGACTATCGATTTGTCCTCTCCAGGATGAGTATGAACCTGGGGAGAGGTGATATCCCCAGGGGTCTTGATTTTGCGTCAAGTGTTATTTGAGTTTTGGTCGGTGTTTTAATGTATCAATTGATATATATTTAATTTTATTACAGGCTACACAGTGCAACCCAAAATAAGTGTGTTCTTTCTTCTTACCAAGCAAGGCAATTTCAGTATACATTCCTTCACATTCATCGCAAAAGAATTTTAACTTTGCAACACCCCTAGCATATGGTCTATATTGTTCAAACTTTTCTTTCAGTTTCATTTATGCTGTCTCCTTAACCACAGCTTTAATGTGTTTACACTCTAACTTCTTATAACGACTTTGAGGGCATGTACACTCCCATATATCGTTAATCTTTGTTACCATGTAGAATAGCCCATCCTTTGTTGATTCAACATAAGCTTTAACTTCATTAACTTGTCTGTTTCTTACAGTATCTACGTTCATTTTAATAATCTTAAGACCTCCTTTTCTTTCTCCTCTTTTGTTAAATTTAACGATACAACTAAATGTTTAGAATTGTTCTCTTGTGTACCGTGTTTCATCTTGTTCCAATCTAACATAACCTTTAATATGGCTATACGATCCTTATTGTCCATGTGTTCTGTCTTAGTCTTCTCCAGGAATAATAATATGTCTAGCTCACTGCTCTCGCGGTCTTCCATTAGATTGACAAGCCTTTCATAAGTTATATCAGTCAACCCTTTACGTTTTAGTGCTAAGAGCCGCTGTGTATACCGTTTTAACGGTGATTGCTTCTTACCGCCTTTTCTTGCAATGTCTTGTGTTCGTTTTGTTCCCTTTTCAAATGGCTTCATGCCTCTAGCAATCATCTCCTCTTTAGTTTTAGGAAATGTGGTTCTATTTACCATCTTTTAACTCTGGAAACCCTCCGCTTAGTTTTTTAGCCTTTTGACCTGTTACCTTTTCCCACCGTTCAATTATTACGGACACATAATGCTCGTCTAACTCCATCATACGGCATTTACGGTTAGTTTGTTCACATGCTATAAGTGTTGAGCCACTACCACCGAATAAGTCTAGGACTGTTTGATTGGGTTTTGAGGAGTCTTTTATGAATATTGAACATAGTTCTAATGGTTTCATGGTTGGATGCAGTTCGTTCTTTTGTGTTCTCTTTATTTCCCATATATCCATACCATTATTACCACCATAAAAATTGTGTTCACTGTTCCAACCGTAAAATATAGGCTCATATTTACTCATATAATCACTTTTACTAAGTGTATGATTGCCTTTTTCCCAAATAATAAGGCTTCTAACCTTCATATCATTACGGTTTAGACTGTCCCAATACTGGTCTATTCCTAAACGATAAAAGGTAATATACCAACTTCCTTTACATATTTCTTTTATCACAGCATTTATTTTATCTAGAAACTTATCACCATCTTCTTTATTCATTTTATCATTTTTTATTCCACCGTGTTTAGAGTTAAAAGATTTTTTGCCATCTGAATGCACATTACCAGTAAAATCCATTAAATAAGACGGATCAGTGAAAACCATGTCAACCGTTTCCTCAGTTACTAATGTTTTAACCATAGCGAAGTCTGTGGCGTCGCCGCACATTAATCGGTGTTGGCCCAGTACAAACACGTCACCAAGCTTTACACTGTATTTAGCTACCTTAGGCTCTTGAAAATTATCCTCTTGAACTTCTTTAGAATCTTCTTCCATTTCCCACACTTCAGTGATTTCATCAGAATCAAGCCCTGTAGCATCAAAACTGTCTGTGCCTTCTAAACTATACAATTCTTCTTTAAGCAGTGACCAATCCCACTCTGCCTTCTCTCCGGACTTGTTGTCCATGATTCTAAAGGCCTTTACTTGCTCAGGGGATAGGTCTGTGGCCACGATCGTAGGTACTTTAGTATAACCCAGCCTAATCGCTGCTTTAAGCCGTGTGTGGCCAACAATGATACAATTATCTTTATCAAGAACTATTGGATTAATGAAACCAAACTCCTTAATTGACTTCTCAACCGTGGAAACCGCCTCATCATTTTTACGTGGATTATTGATATAAGGTTTTAAATCTTTTATCTCTTTCTCAATAATACTCAGATAACTGTTTTTATCAACTCCCATACTTATATTATTAATATTAATCTTTAAATACTTTTCGGTTTATCGTTATTCCAAAAACGGAATAACAATTATATCTCAATCTACACTAGGTCATGATTCAACGTGTGTCAAACCCCCTCCTTATAGGAGGGGGGTGACTTGACACACGTTGAATCACTGTGACGACTTTTAGTGGTAATATTAAAATACGTGTGTCAAACGTGTGTCATGTGTCAAATAGTGCCATTTTTCCCTCTGTCAGACGTGTGTCAGACGTGTGTCACCGTTTTCATTGTAAATTTCTCATATGAAAAATTCTTCATATAACGAAAAACACGTTGACCTACGTTGAATGTAATTAAAAAACGTATTATGGGCCATATTTGTAAGGTTTTAATATTAAAAAACGTATATTGACGACCAACATTTGAACACATTTGACACACGTTGACCTACGTTGAATGTAATTAAAAAACGTATTATGAGAACATTTATAAGGTTTTAATATTAAAATACGTATATTGGTCGTCAATATTTGACACACGTTGACCTACGTTGAATGTAATTAAAAAACGTATTATGGGATACATTTATAAACATTGGGCGTATTTTAATACTATGATAATTAAAAAAATATGGAAGAATAAAACAAATAATCAACTTTTAGTATCTATTCCAAACTACTTAAACTTTAAAGAAGGGGATAATGTTGAGATTGTTAAGACCGAGAAAACTGCTTCAACTAAGCATGATATAATCGGATTTCTAATATTACATGCGATAGGTGACAACTCCCGTGAGATTTCATATATTCATTACATGATAAAGAATTACACAACAAAAAGGGTTGTTGGTGAAGTATTGAGAGAGTTAATTGACAAAGGAACAATCAAAAAAGAACGTGTTAGTTATGATTGGTTCTATTCTAAAAAATAATAATATTATCGTTGTCCCCTAAAAATTAATATAAATATTTATATAAAATTCCACGAATAGATAGTTATGAAAAAAAGAGATGATGAACTAACTTATGAACAAAAAGCTAATTCTGACCGAATAATTGTATATGAGGAGACCGCTCAGACCGTACACCTTACACTCAACCGTAGAACTAATTCAGGTGCAAGGTATTTCTATAATGGACTAATAACCAAAATCCACAATGACTCAATGTTTGATCTGCAAGACTTAAAGACTAACGAAATTTACACCTTCTCAATATACGAAATAAAGGAGGGAGGTGTGACAAGATACACACCTGATGAGTCTAAATGGTAAACCGTTCAAACTTGTTCACCGGTGGAATCACTCAGATAGCACCATCCCAATCTCTAACACCCCTTGAAATCGTTGAATTAATCAAAGGCCCGACTTACAAACAACAAATAACTGAACTGCGTGAAACACATAACAAAGAGTTAAAGTTAAATCTAGACTATATCACACCAGGGGGAACATTTACCACCCGTGCAAACGGTAACTTAATTGAACACTCAGGCTTCTTACACTTAGATATTGATAAATTACCAACAGCTGACATCGAAACTACTAAACAGTCAATCATTGCCTCACAATACACCCATATTTGCTATCTAAGCCCTTCTGGTAACGGTTTCAAGGTATGGGTGAAGATTCCTACTGTAAAAGATGACATAACCTACAAAGGCTTCTATGAAGCAGTTGTTAAGGAGTATAATCTACCAGATAACACTGACACCAAAACCAAAGACATCTCAAGAGCCTGTTTCATGAGCTATGATCCAGACGTTTACTATAACCCACAGTCCACATCCTTCACACAGTCAATACAGCAAACATCTAAGTCAAAGACACAGTGTTTAGATATTGACAGTGAGATTATCCCAATACTTGTAAAATATTGGAAGAGTCCTCATCGAAACGAATTGGCAATGTATGCCTCAGGTGTTCTTAGAAAAGAGGGATATGGTACAACTGTCACATCTTCTGTAATAACTAAGGTTTGTAAACTCTCCAACGATCCAGAACTTTCAAACCGTTTGAAGGTTATCGAAGAAACGTTCAAAAAGAATGATGGTGAGATTAAAACCTTCTCTGGGATGAAAGGAATATTAAGCCCAGAAGACTACACCGATTTCATTAATATACTCTCACGGGCCAAGATTGAGGAAACTGAGTCAACTGAGCTTATAGTCAAACAGTATTCAGATTATAAAAATTATGTAAAGAATGAGGAGTATATTGTTGAAGATTTTCTTTATCCTGGAACTCTGACTATGATACACAGTCCTCCGGCTAACTTTAAATCAATGATTGCATATTATATGAGTTACTGCATTACAAACCGGAAAGACTTCTTAAACTTGAAAACTAATATTAACCCTGTTCTATACATAGATGCAGAGAACTCTCATAAGGTAATAAAGGAAAGGATGGAAGGAATGTATAACGGTTTAGAGCTTACAAACCCTGAATTTGATTTATACGTATTGAATAACTTTAGAATTATGAATGGTAAGAAGAAGATAAGTGAGATAGCTATGACTCAGATTAAGGATTTGATTGAGAAGAAGGAAATAAAGGTTCTAATCATTGACACTTTACATAGGATTGCAGATTACGATGAAAACAAGGCAGATGATATAAACAGATTATATATGG